TCAACTCCATCCGGTTCTGGGTCTGGTGGAACTGGTTCTGGGGGCGGAGGATTACCGAGCTCGGTTGGAAGTGTGGATTACGGAAAACTTGCAGAAGGCGAAACGACTATTGAAAAAATGTCCAAGCCGCTTGACGCCATAATAAAGAAGTTTAAAAAATTAGCCAAATTGCTATCAAAAGGATTCTGGGATGGACTAGGCGATTACAAACCGATTTTTGATGATATTAAGGAAAATATTAACTCTATCGGGAAATCCTTGCAGAATATATTTACTGATCCAGAAGTAATTGGAGCGGCAAGTGATTTTTTAGATACATTTGCCTATTCCATTGGAAGAGTATCTGGATCTTTTTTGAGGATTGGAATAACAATTGCTCAAAATCTTATTGGAGGAATAGAAAAATTTCTAAAGCAAAACACCAGTAGAATAAAAACATATTTAATTGATATGTTTGATATTGGATCTGAGGCTGCTCAAATTGAAGGAAATTTTTCATCCGCTCTAGCAGAGGTATTTTCTGCATTTGGTGGAGAAATTGCGCAGCAGATAACAGCCAATATCATAGGGATATTCTCGAATATCTCAATGACTGCTATGGGATTATGTGCAAGACTTGGAAGAGATATGCTGAATATGATCGCACAGCCGTTCATTGATAATAAGGATATATTAAAAAGCGCAGTCGAAGGAACACTTGGGGTTATCGAAACAATAACCGATGGATTATCGACAGTTATTCAAAATCTTTCTGATTTGGTGACCGCATTATACGATGAGCATTTAAAACCTTTTTTCGATTCAATAGCTAATGGACTTTCAACCATTTTTGGAACTTTAATAGATGGATATAACACATATATTCTACCGGTTCTGCAAGGTTTGGCTTCTAAAATAAAAGAGCTTATGGATGGGGAATTGGGAGAAATGTTTGTAAAGGTCCAAACGTTTCTTGGCAAATTAATAGATATCTTAAAAGAGCTTTGGGAAAATATTTTAGTCCCAATAATTAGCTGGATTATATCAAATGCAATTCCGGTAATAGCAGACGTGGCAAATGTAATTGGCAGTACTGTCATAGAAGCAATAAAATCCGTTATTAAAATTATTGGAGATGTATTAGATGTTCTGAGCGGAGTTATTGATTTTCTGAAAGGAGTTTTTACAGGAGATTGGGAACTGGCATGGAACGGAATCAAAGAAATTGCAAGAGGTGTATGGAACCTTATAAAAGATATTATATCTGGAGCCTGGGAAGCTATTAAGGGAATAGTGGAAACCGCATTAACAATAATAAAAAGTATCATTTCTCTTTCTTGGAACGCAATAAAAACAGTTACTGTTACAATATGGAATGCTATAAAAACATGGCTGTCTAATACGTGGGAAGCAATAAAAACTACAGTCTCGACAGTATTTGATGGAATAAAGTCTAAAATTACAAGAATTTGGGATTCTGTATCAGAAAAAACGTCATCTATATGGGAAAGTATAACAACATTTGTTGACAGAAAAGTAAATGCTATTCATGATGCAATCGTTGATAAATTTACAAGTGCCAGAGATACAGTCGTAAGAGTTTTCGAAGGTATACGCGATACTATCAAAGATATATTAAACAAAGTGATCGGAATTGCAAACAGCGCTATTGGAACCGTAAACAGCGCAATCGGCGGCATTGAATCAGCATTTACATTTGGACCGTGGAAGGTTCCAACTCCGTTTGGATCAAGGACAATTGGATTTACGGCTAATTTCCCAAGAGTTCCTACAATTCCATATCTTGCAAAAGGTGCCGTTATTCCGCCAAGATCAGAGTTCCTTGCAGTGCTTGGAGACCAGAAGAACGGACGCAACCTGGAAGCACCAGAAGACCTGTTAAGACAGATCGTAAGAGAAGAAGCTGGCGGAAATCAGAGGAGTGGCGGAAATTACAGATTTACAGCGCAGTTGAACCGCAGAACAATATTTGATGAGATGATTGATGAAGCAAAGTTAAGGCGTGATGCAAGCGGTACAAATCCGTTTGAACTGGCATAGGGGGGTGAGAACGTGGCATTTCCGGTGAGTAAATCAATAACTGATAGATATAAAATAAATGGGCTTCTCATCCCTCAGCCAGATGAGGATATGCAGTGTAGTTTTGAAACCACCTATTCAGAAGGAAGTAACCGAACTCAAAAAGGAGTTGCATTGATAACTCCACTTTTTACAGTAATCCAATACAGTTATAAGGCAACTAATGTGCCGGTTGACGAGAAATCAACTAATCTGGTAAATGCAATCATAAAAGGAAAACCATTTATTTTATATCATTGGCTGGCGCATAAAAACGAATGGCGATCAGAAAAATTTTATGTTGGAAAAATGCACTACAATATAAGGCATGTTGGAGAGTATTACTCTGAGATATCATTTAATATGCAGGGGGTGAATCCACTTGATTAATGTATCAAATACTTTTAAAGAAAAGTTGCAGGATGGTGAGCAAGTAATTGAAATCGTGGAGATCACCTTTGCTGACGGAACGACAAAGACACTTGAAAACGAGATTATGATCGGCAACAATGACTTTTCCGATTGTGCGGAGAGTAGTAGCTTCCCGGTCGGCGCTACAGTTTGCAAAACAATGAAGCTTGAACTGGACAATACAGAGGGTCAGTGGAAAGATTATAATTTCTATCAAGCTAAAGTGCATGCATATTTGAAGCTCCAGACTTCCGTTGCAGAACCAGCCAGTGAATCAATTTGGATGGATGATTTTTATGAACCGATTTTAGACACTGATGGAAACAGCATAGTCCTTTCCAGAGCTGCCTCAGAAGACCGATACGAGACGATTGACAAGGGTATCTATACAATTACCACGCCAGAGCAATACGGCGAAATATTGAGCTTTACGGCGCTGGATGACATGTATAAAACCAATGCTAAATATTATAGTGCTCTGACGCTTCCACAGACAGTTATAGCGCTGGTAAGAGACGCTTGTGAGAGTTTGAATATCCCTATGGGATTTTCTTCTATGGCACATGGAAATGTAGTTGTCACAGCGCTCCCAGATAACATGACATTCCGTCAGCTGATTGGATGGGCGGCAATGTTGGAGACAGCAAACGCCAGAATTGACAATAGAGGATATTTGCGATTTATTAAGTGGAATTTTGGAGCTGTCGAAAACGGCTCCTTAGTTCCAACTAAGTTAGAGGATTATGTAAATAGCCCAACTCTTTCCAGTGATGATATTGTAATTACTGGTATCAGAGTAAAAAACAAAGAATCAGAATCCCTGTTTGGAAGTGCCGGGTACGTCCTGGAGTTAGAAAACAATCTTCTGTCTGACAGTGACCTCGGAACTGTGGCGGCATGGATTGGCGGTAATTTGGTCGGAGCTAAATTCCGAAATCTGCAAGGGGATTTGCTTTATAATCCTCTGTTAGAATTTGGTGATATGGCACGCAGTTTTGATCGAAACGGCAATGGATATCTTACACCAATCACTGATGTATCATCTCCGTTAAATGGCATTACCACTGTAAAAACGCAGGCAG